AGCGCCGAGCAGGGCGAGCACACAGGCAACCACGGGGGGTGGGGGTTTGGCGTGGGTGGGGGTTTGCATGGCATCGCCTAAGCCTTTGCCAAATGAAATCAAAGCCAAACGCGGCACGCTGAAGCCTAGCCGCATGCCTGCAAAGCAGGGCGCAGGCGTGGCGCCCCTCAACAATCTGACCCTGCCTGATGGGCTTGACCCGGTGGCGCAGGGCGTTTGGGTGCGCGTCACATCGGCCTGTGATTGGTTGGCTGAATCTGACCGCGAAGCTCTCACGATGCTGTGCCGTGATGAATCAATGTTAGCGCAGATCACGGCACGGCTTGAGGCTGATGGTATGGTTTTGTTTACCGATAAGGGGTACGCCTACGCCCACCCCGCTTGGGGTATGCGCACGGCAACCGAAGAGAGGATTTACAAATGGCTGAGCGCTCTAGGATTGACCCCAAGCGATCGCGCCCGGCTAGGCATCGCAATGGTGCAGGCACGCACCCTGTTGGAAGAATTCCGGGAGAAATTCGCGGCTCTGCCGAATGGCCCCCGAAATGGTTGACGCCCACCGGGGCTGATGATCTTGCCCGATCGCTAGGCGATCAGGTGGCTGCCTTCGGTGAGGCATTGGTGCCCATCGCTAAAGATTCGATCGGCGGGCTCTCAGGTGAGCCGATGCTTTTTCGCCCGTGGCAGCGTGAGCTTTTACGCCACGCCCTAGCACGCAAAGCCGATGGCACGTTTGCCCATCGCTTTTTCATGATCGGCGCGGCCCGTAAGAATGGCAAAACCGCCCTGCTCTCAACGGTGCCATTGGCGCTTGGGCTCTTCGGTGATCACGGCGGTGAAATCTATTCGGCAGCCGCTGACCGGGATCAAGCCAAATTGGTGATGAGCCACGCGAAGCGCGCCGTTGAGATGAGCCCGATGTTGGCTGAACAAATCAAGGTGTTTCGTGACACCCTAGAATTCAAACCCACGGGCACCATTTGGCGGGCGCTCTCATCGGAGGCATACACAAAAGAGGGCTTGAGCGCCACCTTAGTGCTTGCCGATGAATTGGCTGCATGGCCCAACCGCGATCTATTCGATGTGTTGAGCTTGAGCATGGGCGCCCGGCGCAGCCCGCTCTTTTTGGCAATCACTACGGCGGGTCAGCGCACCGATCAAACGGGCATGGATTCAATCGCCTTCACGCTCTACCAATTGGCACGCCGCCGAATCACAGGTGAGCACGATGATCCGACATTGGGCATGGCGTGGTTTGAGGCTGATGACGATGCCTATGCCGATGAAACCAAATGGCCTCAGGCAAACCCCGGTTTGCTCTCAACGCCGCCCCTGCTCAGCCTTGAGGATTTGAAGAGCGCGAAGATGCGCACCCCCGAAGCCGAATTCCGCACTAAGCGCCTCAACCAATTCACGGCCTCAGGGGTAGCGTTTCTCCCCGCGGGCACATGGGATTCATGCGCCGATACCACCTTGAAGCTTGAGCCGGGTGATCCTTTGGTGTGCGGATTCGATGGCAGCTTCAGCAACGATTCAACCGGGGTGATCGGTGTGCGCCTTACCGATGGCGCGGTGTTTACGCTTGGGCTTTGGGAGCGCCCCATTGACGATCTCTCATGGCGCGTGCCCGTTGAGCAGGTTGAAATGAGGGTTGAAGAGATCTGCAAAACCTATGACGTGAGAGAGATCAATTGTGACCCGTACCGATGGCAGGCCGTCATGGAGCGTTGGCAACAGGCAGGCTTGCCCGTGGTTGAGCACCCGCAAAGCCCTGCGCGCATGACACCTGCAACCGCCGCTTTCTACGATGCGGTAGTGAACGGGCGGTTGAAGCATGACGGTGACCCGCGGTTGACCCGGCATGTGATGCAGGCAAGCCCTGTGCAAACACGCTACGGCGTGCAGGTGCGGAAAGGCAAAGATGCAGGCAAGAAAATTGACCTTTGCGTGGCAGCCATTATGGCGTGGGGGCGTGCTGCTACGCTAGGCGCAAAGGCGCTTGATACGCCGAAGGCATCGGTGCAATTCATTGAGCTGTAGGGAGAAATTGCGTGGGTATTCTTGATCGAATCTTGGGGCGTCAGGTAGAGCAGCGGCAGGTGGGCGGCATGTGGCCCGTTGATTCTGATGTTGCCGGGGTGAGCCTGAATGAGAAAAATGCAACCACCATTGGCGCCCTCTATGCATCGGTGATGCTCTACGCCAACACCGTGGCAAGCATGCCCGTGGGTGTATTCATTCGTGATGGTGGCGTGCGCCGCCCTGTGACACGCCCGCGGTGGCTTGATAACCCCGTGCCCTCTAACAAGAATTATACGCGCTTTGACCTCTTGCATCGTACGGTGAGCAGCCTGCTCATTGACGGCAACGCATTCTTGATGATTCTGCGCGATGGCGCAGAAATTGTTGAGGTGCGCCTGCTTGATCCCCGAAAGGTTGCGGTGCTTCGCGCCGAAGATGGCGCGCCTATTTACCGCGTCACCACCACCTCAGGCAAGATTGATCTCACCGATGATGACATTGTGCACATCACCCTATTTGGTGTGGGTGAAGATTTGCGCGGCATTAGCCCTGTTGAACATCACAAAATTACGCTTGGGCTTGCAAAGGCAACCACCGAATACGCGGCCCGATTCTTTGAACAGGGCGCTTCGGTTTCGGGGTTGGTGACCGTACCGGGCGAGCTCACCAATGATCAGGCTGAAACCCTGCGTGCATCATTCGGGCGCCGTCATGAGGGCCTGCGCAACATGCACAAAATTGCGGTGCTCACGGGCGGTGCAGATTTCAAGCCGCTCACGTTCAAGCCCTCCGATCTTGACATTGTGGCAAACATGGAGGCAGGCACGCAGGCGATCGCCCGCCTCTACGGTATCCCGCTGCACCTGTTGCAATTGCCCGGCGCAAATTCAAGCTATAACAGCCTAGAGATTGTCAGCCGTGAATGGCTGATGCTTGGGTTGGGCAGCCTGATTGCCCGGCTTGAGGCAGGGCTTCAGCGGCTCATCGTTGGGGAAACCACATTCATTCGATTCAACGTTGATGCAATGTTGCGCCCGCTCACCAAAGAGCGCTTTGATGCCTACGCCGTGGCGCTCAACAATGGTTTCTTGAGCCTCAATGAGGTGCGCACGCTTGAGGATCGCCCGCCTGTTGGGCCTGATGGTGACGCCTTCAGGCAGCCGCTCAACATCGGCACCGTAGGTGAGGATCCTCAGGCTTGAGCTACATCATCGTTGACCTTGACGGCACGCTGATTCTTGAGAATGAGCAGCCGAATCAACCGCTGATCGATCACCTCAATGATGAGGTGATGAGCGGTGATGCGCAGATTTTGATTGTCAGCGCCCGTAAGGTTGACCGCCTCACCGAAACCCGCGCATGGTTGCAGCAATACGGCGTGGCGGGTGTTGATGAAATTCACCTGAATGATTTTGAAGGCAGCGCCTTTGCCACCGGGCTTGCATTCAAAGAATACAAATACGGCCTGCTGAAAGAGAAATTTGGCACCGATCTTGACATGGCAATTGACAATGACCCCGCCGTGAGGGCGATGGCTGAGGCGCTAGGCATTACGGCGCACACACCTGAGCAGCATCTTTCTGATGAATACCGCGCCATCGTGAACGTGCCTGCCTATGTTGCCGCCGCCGCAACGGCGGGGCTTGAGGCCTTTGAAGGCGGCTTGGGCGGTGATGGCTTGCAGGATCAAACGGTGCGTGAAGCGCGGCAGCTTGCAAGCGGCAGCGTTGATGATGAAAAGGTTGCGCGAATGGCCGCATGGATTCGGCGCCACCGCGGCGATTGGGAAGGCGTGCCTCAGAATAGCGATGCTGAGCACCCTGATTTTCCCGCGCCGGGGGCGGTGGCAGCTTTGCTTTGGGGCGTCAATCCTGTAGACACAAACGGTGCCGATCGCGTGTTGGCGTGGGCAGATAGAATCATTGGGGAGGCAACACAAAAGGAGAATAATGCAATGGCACGTGAGCATGAAACCCGCGCCGCGGCGTTGGGCGCATTCAAGATTGGCGATACCGAAGATGGGCAAAAAACCTTCACGGGGTATGCCGCTGTTTTCAATGCTGAATCACAGGGGCTGCCGTTTATCGAACGCATTGCACAGGGCGCCTTCAGCCGCGCAATCAAGCAGGCTGATCAAGGCCGCCGCGTCATCAAATTCTTGCACGGTCACGATGAATCGCGCATGCTTGCCACCACGGCAAGCGGGCGCCTAAGCCTCAGCGAAGATGAGGTTGGGCTGAAGATTGAGGCGCGCCTTGATCCGGCTGACCCTGACGCCGCCGCCGTTATCTCAAAATTGCAAAACGAATCAAAGGCAATGGGCATGAGCTTCGGATTCACGGTGCCAAAGAATGGTCAGGTTTGGAATGATGACGGCAGCCGCACCCTCACCGAAATTGGGCTGCTTGAGGTGTCAACCCTCTCAGGGCATACGCCTGCCTACCCGGCAACGCTAGGGCTTACCGCCGTGCGAAAGATCGCACCTGCCCGAATCGGTGTTGATGGTGATGCGCTGCTTGAAACCCTTGAGGCCGTCAAGGCGGGCAGCGATCTTGATGCTGATCAAACCGCCCTGCTTGATGCCGTGCGCGCCCGATTGGGTGCAGCCGCTGAGCCTGAGGCGATCGAATCTGAGCCTGCACCAATGGGTGAGCACCACACAATTGTGGCAGCCCGCCTCAAATTGGAGCAGCTCAGGGGGTAGAATCCCCAACAGCCCACGCACCACGATGCGCATGCCTGATCATCAGGCGCATTGGATAGGCAGCCCGGCGTATTGTTCAAAAACCAGAATTTGAAAGAGGTCAAGAAATGTCTGACGCTATCAAGAATCTGGCTGAAAAGCGCGCCGCGCTGCTAACCGATGCTTCGGGCATCGTGGCAGAGCATGCCGAAAAGGGCGAAGCCCTAACGGTAGAGGCTCAGAATCGCTTTGACGCCCTCACGGCTGAGGCAGCCGTTATCAATTCCGCAATCTCTTCAGAGAAGATTGCCGCTGAGGCCCGCGCCGCCGCTGATGTTGCCCGTGCTGAAAAGGCCGTTGCCTTCGCACCTGCAACCGATGCAACGCGCAACCTTTCGGCTGAGCTTCGCCGCATCGCCCGTGAGGGTGGTGAGGTTGAGCTTCGTGACGTCACGAAGTCAACGTTTACACAGGCCGTTGAGCAGGGTGATCGTTTTTGGATCACCGCTGGTCAGGTCAACCCATTCGTTGATCCTGCCGTTGTGACCGTGCTTCAGGTTGCGAAGGGCAACGTGATTGCGCTTCCGCGCACCACGGCGCTTGGAACAGCCGCTGCCGTCAATGAGGGCAGCGCAATCGGTGAGAGCGATGGCACGAATTCGAGCCTTTCGCTTACCCCGGTGAAGTATGCAAGCCTGCTTCAGGTTGGCATTGAAACCGTTCAGGATCAGATGTTTGACGTTGCCTCATGGGCAACCGAAAAGCTCGCCGCTGAATTGGCCGTTGCGCATGGAGCCGTTGCAGGCCCTGCCGTAGCAGCCGCCGCAACCGTTGGCAAGCAGGGTGCAGCAATCACCCCAACCTATGCCAACCTGCTTGACCTGATCTATTCAGTAAAGCAGCAATACCGCCGCGCCGCAAAGCGTGGTTTCTTGATGAATGACACCACGTTGGGTGCCATCATGGGCTTGGTTGACGGCGCGAGCCGCCCAATCTTTGTGCCCGGCGATCAGAGCCGCCCGGATACCATTTTGGGTTTCCCGGTGTATTCAGCCGCGTTGGCTGATAACGGTGACGAAGCGCTGAGCATCGCCTTCGGCGATCTTGGGGCCATCTACACCGTGATTGCGGGCGCGCCTGCAATCGAGGCTGATCGTTCATTTGCGTTCGGAACAGGGCTGATTACGTACCGCGGAATTCTCCGCGGCGCTACGGGCCTGATTGATCCGCTCGCAGTCAGGACATTCAAGGGCGCCAACGTCTAATTCGTTAGACAAAGCGCACCGCTAAGGGGCTGAGCATTACGCTCAGCCCCTTAGCATTTAGAGAGGGGAAACAATGAGAATTCAATTGATCATCAGGGTTGACGGCATGCGAAATGGGCAGCCGTTGCCTGCGCCGGGCGGCATCATTGACCTGCCCAATTCGGAGGCAATCAACATGATCAGCCACGGGTACGCGATCCCCGCCCCAATGCCACAGGTGCAAGAGCGTGCAACGGCTGAGCCCATCATTGAGCGCGCTACACTAACGCCCACACAGCCCAAGAGGCGAAAGGGGAAATAGTCAATGGCCGTTTCAAACGTTCAGAAATCGATCAACGCAACCACGCCAACATTGTTGGTGCAGGCTGACGCTGACGGCTGCATTGTGTACGTGCACACGCAGGTGACAATTTGGCTTGGTGATTCTGCGGTGAGCAGCAGCACCGGCATGCGCCTTGATTCGGCGGCAGGCCCACAAACCATTCAATTGCGCGCAGGCGATGCCCTCTACGCGGTCAGCAATTCAGGCACACAAACGATCACGCTCATGATGGTAGGCAACGCCTAATGAGCTACATGACGTTGGCAGAATTCAAAAGCAGCATCGGCATTGCCTCAAGCGATACCGCCGATGATGCGCCGCTGCAATCCTGCCTTGATGCTGCCGATCAGCTAATCAACAATTACGTTGACACAAAGGTTGGCTTCGGCGTCACCTCAAGCCAAACCCGCTACTACACCGCCACCCGGTGGGATTACGTGTTGACCGATCCTATCGTGACGGTCACCACGCTTGCAACGGACATCAACGGAACGGGCACCTATTCGCAGACATGGAGCG